TAGAGAATGGTATAATAATAACCCCTACTGTTGAAGTAGAGGATGGGGAATATTATTTCACACTAAGTCAGGTTGGGGTAAGATCGGGACAACAGAATAATTACTATTGGAATATAATTAACATATTAAGTGAAGAACTCGGATATACTAAACAAGAAATGCACATGACTATAAAGAATCACTTTAATATAGAATCAACAAAATCTCTTGAACGTAAGGAATTTAGTAATTTTATTGAAGAATTGGTGCGGTGGAGTGCTATTGAGCTGAATGTGGTCATAAAAGATCCACCATAAGTGAGAATATTAAGAATAAACAAATATAAGGCTATATCTTTTATACATAAGCACCATTATAGCAAAATATTACCACGGCTTACAAAAGAATATATAGGTGTTTTTGAAAACAACAATTTAATAGGCGTTATTACCTTAGGATGGGGGACACAACCGCTACAAACTATAACTAAACTATTTTATAAACATAAATTGAAAAGTTTTGATTACTACGAAATTGGTAAGATGTGTTTTTTACCAGAAGTGAATAATAGTAATTATGGCAGTAGAATAATGTCTATTTTGGTAAAGTGGGTTAAGAAGAATACTGATACATTGTTTTTATACACTTTAGCTGATGGTATCATGGGCAAATGTGGGTATGTTTATCAAGCGAGTAATTTTAAATACATCGGAAACTTTAAAACATCTGTATATTTTGACAATAATTCTGGCGAAAAAATACACCCAAGAAGTGCTAAACAGTTATGTATTGAAAATGCTATTTACGCAAATAAGAAGAAGGTGTTCTGGCTGACACACGATTTCTGTGAGCATAAAAACATAGATAAGATTAATGGTTTAATGTTTAGATATATTTACCCGTTAAGTCGAAAGGCAATGAAAATACTAAATGAATACCCAGAATATTTAAATAACAAGAACCCCAAAGAGGGGGATTTAGTTTTTGAGAAACGAGTATGTAAGGGAAGTTTTGAAAAGATAGGGCAACCTGACTTTAACATGAATGTGTTTAATCATAATTTTCAAAAATATAATGATGGGCAACTGACTCTTTTTGGTGACTGAGCTTAATGTAGTCATACCAGACCCATAGAGGCACGTATAAGGCTCAAAACACCCCCTATACGGGACTTTTATTTACTATTGGATACTAAGTATGCCTTTACGATAATTGCTCTCTAAGGCTCATATTTGCACTGTATACGGACGGGGCAACCTCAGTAAAAGTTATAGGCTTGGTCATCCTTACGTAATGGTAATTTGTATCGTCGTAATATAGAAACTTCTTCCAGTCCTGTACTGAGGCGTTGAGGGATTCTAATGCTGTTTTCTGTGTAGAAAGTATATGAGACCAGTTCCAATCCCAAGTAGTTTTAGGTTCATGGCGTTTATTGGCGTACTCATTCCCACCATATGATGTCATTATATCTGTGCCAAATTCTTCCCCAGTCTTTGCATTTAATTCTGGATTCACCGCAAAGTCATATTTAGTTCCTATAATCATTTCTGATATGTTTGCATAATTATCGTTAGTACCATTATACATATAGATATACCGTTTATTAGTTACAGGCATACTGGCAACAGTCCATGTGTCAATAGGCAATGTCCCACTGGTGGTTGCAATATAGTCGTCAGTTACCCAACTTGTTGCTGAATCAGAAGCATATATTAATAGTTGGTTATTTTCCGCTACTGTTTGATGATATGTGGCTATAGTGTCTGGTGATTTCTGAGAACCTAAGTCTACCTGAACAACCTCATACCGAACCCATCCCACGCCAAGAGATACTGAGATGTTTTGGTCTTGCAATCTATCTAAATTGCTAATTAATGCACTATTTGCAGTAAAAGCGTAACTATCACCAGTCTGCACAAAAGAACCTGCTTGTAATGTAGCTTCTGAGAAGCCTATATTGTCGTAAATAAAACTTCTTGCCATTATGAAACCTTTATTGCTTTAATTGAACTTCCGTTCGGTTTTTTACTAATTGATGAAACTATATAATAATCTGTACCCATTGATGCACCATATATCTTTATACCTGAATCCCAATTTGAGAATAAGATTATATCCCCTATCTCCAAATCATTATATTTTGCTCGATTACAATCGAAATTTATTATGATTTTACGGTCTTTAAATACCGCCATGTATGCTTCAGCCAGTTTAGTGGCAGTTGTAGTATCAAGTATATCTGAATCCATCTTCATCTTGAGGGTTTGGTTGTATCCAGCCACGGTCTTCAGAGTTGATACGGAGTCTGCTGTTGGGTTCACACTTGATAGGAATTGGTCTTGCCCGTAGTCTTTATTGTAATTTATTGTTATATCATTTCTAACGCCACCTAAAGAAGTCCTTGAGATGGATTTTAAATTACAATCATTGAAGTCTATTGTTTTATTGGCACTCCAACCGCTGGCTTCCAAGGTTTTTATTTTATATTTTCCATCACCAGATATAAATACCCAGCTTAGTATCTGTTTGCATATACGGTTGATTAAATCTTTTGAGCCTATAAATTTATATTGTGAGAATGCAAACTTCACATTTGTATAGGCATCTGCAAATATGTTAGCTAAATCCGTTAGTCCAGATAGGTCAAATGAGCTTGTATCTATCGTACTATCAGTAAGCCCAAGTTCCCTTCTCATTATGTCCTCTATGATATATACTGGGTTCTCACATAAAGCTCCTGCACCGTAAGTTGTTCTGGTGGATATATCACTATGATACTCACGCCCCTTCCCCGAGAAATAGATATAATCAGATATAGTAGGGGTTGTGATTGTAACTGTTCTGGTTTTAACTACATCGTCCTGAAAGGAATCGCCAGCCTCATCGTGTGAAATCTCAATCCCAGCAGTGAGGCTTGCTGTCTCATATTGCTCTGTAATGATAGTCTCAAATGTTTTAGACGGGGATAAAGTGACTCTCACTCCCATCTCTATAATATTCAAACTTGCACCACCGCCACCATCCGAGTCTATAATTTCTACAGTCCCACTTTGTGCAAAGCCCCATGCCCCACCGCTTTGTATCTGAATTGTATCCAATGGACTACCGACATTCAGTCCATTTGTCCCAAACACCTCATATGATGATATAGAATCAAAATCGTATGCCCCATAATCAGCTATAATATCTACACTGCTTATCGTGCCTATATCAGCTATTTCTGGTATCGAAAGTGTGGCAGATGCAGAACCAGTAGCAGGGGCAGTGAGTGTATATGATGTCCCAAAGTCACCATCTATCATATTGTCTTGACTGCCATTCATAGGAATATATAAATACCACGATGTACCATTATATTTTAATCGTGGATTATCTGTGGTAGTGTTAGAAGTATTGCAAGCAATGTATTGACCATTGTTATATAAATATATATTGTCCCCATCAATGTGATCTATAACAACGCTATCTCCATTTGCATACACATAACCATCTGATTCATTTATATTATCCGTTACAATGGCTGGGAACTTACCCTTTGTGAAGAAATAATCAAACTTAGGACTCGTCTCGATTGTACCAATATCTGTTTTATTCCAGAAGTCACCATACGCCATTGGTATGGGTTTCCCTATATTCTTTTCAGGTGCATTTGGGTAATAATGGGCATCACCAGATGCGGTATTTTGTATAAATGCTGTGGGCAGTTGCTTATTATATTTAGAGGTATAATCTAATAACTTCAATGAGATACTCTTTACACCATAAGAAAAATCACCAGATATAATACCTGTGCCTATCATTCTTACGGGTTCATCATAAGTACCAGCCCTACCAGTATTCTGGAATAATTCCCACTTACGATTGGCAAAATTATTTGTTGAGAGCAGATCAGAGAATCTACCACCTTCTATTGTATTATCTGTATTGATTAATTTTACAGACATATTCATTAAAGAAGTGGTGAAGTTAAAGAAGTCTAATGAATGGCTTAATCCACCCCAACTTGACACAACCCCATAGTATGTATCAGTACCGTCTACTCGGTCTTGGTCTGATACCCCAATGAAGTTAGAATCTGAGGTATCATCGTTATAATATAACTTCAGTACCCAGAATGATTCTGTAGAATGAGTCTCAAGAGCATCGCTTAAACTGGAGTCGAAGGCTAACACTAAGCTAATGCTCTCGCTTTATTAATTGCAGG